CCAGCATCTCCCACGCCGGGTCCTTAAAGGGGACCAAGCTAAGTTCCAGTTACGCAATTTCGTGCTCAAAAGCGTAATATCGTTCATCCGAGAAGACCGAAGGCACGTCTTCCAAGATGAGCCTGTCGCAGAGATAGTCCATATCGTAGAGGCCGATGTCGTACTTGGCCATGACCACTTCGAGAAACTCGTCGTCCGAGAGAACCAAATCGTCGTTAAGTGCAGCTTGCAAAACGTCCTGAGAACCGGAAACGTCCTGGCGTGCGAACCAAGTTAAGTCGAGCAACTTAACGACAGAAATGGAAACTCCCGTCGACCGGAAACGATCAAGAAAGCGATCACGCAAATAGCCAACGTGACGGAACTCGTAAGCATAAGAAAGGGCCTTTCCGGCCATGTACTCAGCATCACTGACATCAGAATTGCGGTTAGCTCTTGCATTGAACCTACAAAGAGCTTTGCCAATGAGCGGTATCATGATATTCTCAGACCCTTTTGGTGCGAAAAACCGAGACAGGAATGTGAGATCACAGTACAAGTTGCGCTGGTGCGCCTTAAGCGTCATGCCAGCAGAACTGCAGTGTTCGATCCACTCGTTTACACGAATCCCTGCCTCCGAAGTACGAGCAGCAATGTCATCGCCGAGCACAGCTATTCGAGTACCAAGAATGCGTTTTTCCACGCAAAAACTATACCAAAGAGCCATATTCCAAACAGTGTTGCGTCCTGTGGTGTCGGTGCCCCCCGTGGCCAATTGAAAAATAAGGGTGGCCGACAAGCCGTACTCATAGGAAACAACGTCATAGGATTTGGATAGTTTGCGATACAACTTGGTATACCAGTGGGGCGCTCCACTAACTTTCAACCAGTAGGCAAAAATTTCGTGAACCTGACGGAGTTGGCTCCTATCGTTTGCGGAAAAATCGCCCTCAAAGAATTTACCAGGACCTGCCATGAAGTTGGCTATGACAGTATCCTTCTTTGCATAAGCGAAACAAACGGCCTCAACCTCCGGGCACGAAAACTCGTCCAACGCGCAATTCATACGTTTATTAAACTCATCTTGAAGAGGTCCAGTAACGACGTTGTACTCGTCTGAACCTACGTAGATTATGCGGGGAGCCCAGGTCGGATCGTTCCGTTTAAGGAGCACTTCACCCTTAACCATCAGAGAC